TTTTCCTCTGTTATTTTTATTATCCTGAATGGTTTTGCTGTCCATGCCGGAAGATCATGAGTTACAGAAATAACCTCACCGATTTCATTATTCAAAGCGATTATATCTGTATCAAACTCACACCAGATTACATTTACATTGCTTTCATTTTTGATAAATTCGGCGCGTCTCGAAGCCTCGGCAAACCTGTTTATTCCCGGAAAAGAAAATTCTCCGGGCCGGACAGCGCCTGACTTCACCTTGTCAATCTGATCTACGGCAGTAACATCAACAGCAACATCGTTTTGATCGGGATCAGTAAACTTAACTTTAACTTCGTTATAAGACTCATCCTTTGAAGCCTCGTAATATTTAAAAGAACCAACTTTAATATCATCCATATCAAAAGTAGCAGCACTGCTCTCTTCCTTTAAAATTTTAAGTCCCAGTTGTTCTCCTGGGGAAAAGAATATACCATAAGGCTGTAATATTTCCTTAAGCGCGTCATGGATAGGTTTTTCTGCATCAAAAACGAAATCGAACTGATGCCGGGCATGCGTGCCGCCGGCGCCGTCATCTATCCTCTCAGCGCATTGATCATACACCTCTCCAAATTCAGCATCGTTGATCTCGCTTTCATCCATTCCCGGACCGCCGTCTTCCCGAGGAACAGTAAGAAGCTTACGTATGCAAGCGGCCGGGTTGCGGGAATAACTCTCTCCGGTCCAGATACTACCATTCCAAGTCGGCATTTTTAAACCTTCCCACACACAAGTAACCGTAGGATCTCCGCCGGGCAGTTTTGCTGAACTCTGTAGAGTAACCGCTATGTAAACTATGTTCCTGAGCCCTTTTACCTCTCCATCACATCTACTATCAACAGTCTGATCCGGAGTACCAAGATATGCCGTATACGAACATCCAGGTAAATCGGCTATCGGGATATCATTAACCCGGACATCAGAAATGCTTTCCGCCGGGCCTATACCTAAAACAATAATTCTTTTAGTTGTATCTTCTTCCGTCTTATACCAGATTGTATTTCCGCCATATTTGTTTTGGCCGAAACCAATCGGGAAAATTAACTCATTAGATATAGTATTGCTAATAGCATCGAAGCCGTATTTAGGCGAACCGGTATCGTTGCCAAAGCTTGGCTTAGATGCTGTTAAAGCAACTACTACTGAGTAGACCGTTGTGACTGTCGCGATAATCAAAGCTATGACTCCTAAATCACCTGCATCGGGGACAACTATTTCTTTTTTACCTTTAGTCCGGATAGCTCCCAGGTAATGCTTTTGCCATTGCGGCCGGATAGTCGAGATTACACTCTTGGATTTTTTGTTTTTAAATAACGGCCGGGCTGTGTGCAGCAACTTGCCGTATCCAACATAAACCCCGCAGTGCCACTGGCCCATGAAAGAAAAAAACGGAATGTCGCCAGGGATAAGAGAAGTCAAAGGGATATCTTCAAGTAATGATAAATATTTTTCGTTCGTTGCTTGCGCTTTTTTTATATCCGGAGGAAGGTTCTTAACCTCTACATTCAACTGATCCTCAACAAATAGCTTGGTCAGATTAAGGCAATCAGCACCGGCAAAGTCAATACCGTTTTCCTTGAACGGAACTCCGATATATTTTTCAGGTACTATCAATTTATTCATATCATCTCATTCCTACACGCCTAACCATGATTGCCGGCAATGTGTGTATACCACCATAATTTAGATCATTGCTAAATTTATTCTGGCAGCTATTTAAAGTTAAATCACAGCCTCGTTCGATCTTATATGTATCACCGGCAACAGGCACAGCCGGAAAAGCAACCACCGGGTAAATCTTCGTGTCTGCTGACACGAAATCTTTTACCATTCTACTCACACCTCTCAACGCAACTGTTGTCGTATCGTCGGCAAAAGTAATATGTCCATAATTCCAATAATCATCAGCTTCTATTCTTGCGGCATCAACTACATAGGTAGCAGCCCCTGAATCAACTGTCTGCGCTGTTTTTTCATCTTTCAATGTAGCAGCCGCTATGGTGTAAGCGCACCTGGTTCCGGCAAACAGTAACCGGCAAGGCATCTGCTGCTTAACTCCAATCTTTGTATTCAATGTTCCCCTGCCAAGCCTTGGCACTAAAGTAATCTTAAATTCTTTTTCACCTATTTGCGGCTTATCCATAAGTCCATCAAACACCTTCCAAGCATTGGCCGCGGCTGATATTAAATTTCTAAAACAACCCCGGATAACAATCCTGCGATCCCTGAATTTCTTTGAAGCGATATAAGAACTAAAAGCCTGGTCCACGTTATCCAATCCGGCAGTAATAGTTTGTATCTCCATATCCATACTGTCTTCTCTCTTATCACGTGACATCTTTAAAGCATTATAAGTTTGAGGGTTATCATCTAAATCAAAAAAAGATAAATTCACATCATTATTAACAAACCGTAATGTTTCACTATCAAGGAATATATCAACAAAGCTTAATATATCCTCCGCTTCATCCTTATCTTTTTCTGTGATTGTGTCTACTGATAAATCTCTTTGCATTATAACCTCGGTCTATATTCCTTAACTATTAACTCAAGATCATACACTTGATAAGCTTTTCTTTTAGGAGATAGCGTATCAGATCTAAACCTGACTTCACGATAAAATCTATAATTTCCAGTGATTACCGAACCGGCGGCTGGCTTAATTAGCCATGTTATTACTCCGGTAGTATCGACTATGGAATAATTAACGCCTTCAGTTAAAGCCGCGCCATCATCATAAATAGTTTGGGAATCTCCGATTATTGGATAATGCGCCAGGGTGGTAGTATCCTCACTTTGATAATCGTTATTTATAATTATATTTGAAGGATAAAGATTTATTATCGGGCTCTCGTTAGGATTCTGAAAGTAAAACGCTTCTTTCATTCCAATCCGGGCAGAGAAGAACTTAAGAATAGTACTGTATTCACTCTGGCTTAATGTCTTATAAACTAACCTGAACGTTCTTTTACCGTACCCTTGAGTTACATCGTTGATTGTGCCTGTCGGCCACTTATTGCGGGTTTTATCCTTGCCGGAATCATTCTCGTTAACCAAGGTATAAAACTCGATATTTTCTAAATAAACAAAGCCTGGTTGTGTGTCAAAAATTTCCATAATTATTTTTTCGTATACTTATTTATAACGCCTCTCAATAATCCATTTCTTTCTATTGAATTCGCTCCCGCATTTACATATACATCTTCATTCTGAAGAAGCCTATCTCTAAAAGATTTTTCATCGTTAGTAACTATGGTCATATCAAAATGATAATGTACCTCTCCTCCCCCCTCCGGCCTTCTAAGCAGCTTATCTAAATCAACCGTGTCTTCGCGGTTCAATATTCTTTCACGAGTCTGAGCGATAATCGGTACCTCGTCAGGAGCAAGATACATCCCTTTGTGAGCCCTGATCATTCCGCCCTGGTGGAATCCTCCAAAGCCGGACGTAGCACCCCATTCAGCTCCGGCCGTGGACATTCCAGGAGACACTGATCCTGCAGCCGCTGCGCCGGCTCCTGCACTAAACATTTTTCCAATCCCGGTAATGATCTGCATAGTAACCCACTCAGAGATTATATTGGCTATAATTCGCAACACGCTTTTGCCAAAACTCTCAAAAGCTTTTTTAGCGTCATCAAGCTGGCCAATAAATACATTATAGACAAAATCACTCCACATCGTTTTCATGTTATTAATCATCAAAACAGTATGTTTAGTTATTCTATCTTTAAAAGAACCAAAAGACTTCATTGCTTTTTCAAAGCCTTCTTTTATACCCTCGCCTAAATCTAACCACATTTGTTTTACGTTCTCTATAAATGTGGGCTTCATTATTTCTGGCGTATCTCCTTCTTCCTCAACGCCTCCAACTGTAGCAAGCTCCTTTTTGATTCCAGATATAGCAATTTTAACTTTATTTATAGCGCCGGCAATCTTTTCCGACCAGTCTACTTGAGCGCTAGCAGCAAGTTCTGCTTGTGTTTTTTCGAGCTCTTTGATCGTTCCCTTAAGATCTTCAAATTGTTGCTTTACTTTTTCGCCTGCTTCCCCCCAAGAAGTAAATACCTGCGCGGGTTTAAAAAACTCTTGTATCTTTAACCATCCTAAAATGATTGAATTCAAACTAAATCTAAGCTCATTCCAAGCATCCACAGCTTGTCCTGCTCCAACAATAAGTGTTACCATAAAGTCTTGCGCCGCTTCATATCCCTCAACAAGTGCTTTTTTAACATCTTTAACTACCTTTTCATATTTACCGCCTTCTTCTTTACTTTGCATTATTAATCCAAGAACTGCCCGGAGATCTGCTTTGACGGCAATAAAAATATCCTCTCCTATAGCCTGCTTAAATTGAAACCAGGCATCATCCATCATCGAAAGCATACCTTTCCACGTTGACTTTAGAGCTTCTGCGGCGTTTACATATTTACCAACTCCTGTTTCCCACATTTCGGTCATTACCGCCATAGTTTGCTTTGCCGAATAGGATACTCCGGCCTCAAATCCTAAAGCGGCCAAAACACCTCGTTCTCTAAACATATCTGCAGATGCTGCTCCAGCGCTATACATTCTGATCATCTGACTGGTCACTTCTCTAACTCCCATCCCTGTTCCGGCAGATATGTCTACTATGATAGGCATTAATTTCTTTATCTCCTTACTCCCACCTCTTACAACCGCGGCAAGATCAGTAGCACTTTCCATAATTTCGTCAAAAGTTTTAGGAACGTTGCTTGCCAACTCACTCATATCTTCGAATACTTTATTTCCCTCTTTGGCGGTTCCAAGAAGAGTCTTTAATCTGACTCGTAATTGTTCAACCGAAGATGATGTTGTTATTACGCTTTTATACACACTCATAAGTGTACTGGCAAGTTGCTTTAAAACATAAATTGAAGCTATAATCGCAGCAGTTATGGCCATCCAATGGTTTTTAACTGCATGGCTAAAGCGCTTAAAGTGGCCTTGGATTCCCTTCAGCCGCTTAGTAGCTTCGTCTTTCAGCTTCATTCTTATGCTTAACTCTTTATTTTTAGGCACCTTGACAATCTCCTATTTCTGTGATATCTTTTGTATACTTATGGATAATCTTTTTACTATTCTATGCATTACCTTTATCATCTCTTTAATTCTCCGCGAAGTTTGGTGTTGGTACTTTAAACTTACCGGAATCTACAATATACTTTGTGAAATAAATTCTAACCTTAGCAAACTTCTCGAAAAATACAAAAAATAATCTCATTTCTTCTTCCTCTGTTTATCCTGAATCTTTATTATCTCCCTGTCAATAATTTCCATTGCTTTTAAAAATTGTATACTTTGTTCGAGCCATCCGCCGGGGTTAGGAAGGTAACCTTTCTTAAAAAAGGTGTATGCCCTTAAAAAGCAGTTGCTTTGGTAAGTGATAAGCTTAAGCGGGCATCTCTGAAATTCCCAATCGTATAATTTCCAAACTCCCGGTATCGGCGAATCTTTTTCACATCCATTCTCAATCTTATCTTCATCTGAGCATCTTTGGCAGTCTAGTTTAAACGTACCCAACCAAACTGCCAGCGTTAGTTTTTTTCGGCTTCCTTAGATAAAACTGTTTCTTTTAAAACTTGTTCCGCCAGCTCAGTAATAATTTTCAAAGGAAGCATATCCAAAATACTATCCGGAAGAACTTCATAACTCTTACCAAGCTTATTTATAGTATCACACTTAACATCAATAGTTTTTTTTGTCTGGGGATCAAGAAAGCCCTTGATATTTTTCACTCCAAACTTAACCAGAGATAAATTTCTTTCATTCATCCGCCAATTTAATTTAGTATCATCGTCTGGATTATCAGAACTCAGTTCAAAATCTGAAACCTTATCGAAAATCTTGGCTTTCATTTGAGAATCCAGGAGCCCTATTTCGAAGATTGTAGGACTTTCTTTATCAAGATCGTATTTTGATGTATACTCCCTGGTTTCAAAGATATTAACGCCTGTTATCATAACTTGCCTCCCCTATTTTCCGATTACCCCTTAAATGCGCCATAAACCCCCTTAAAATCGATTTATCCGTTTGAGCCACACCATATCCACCAGTAACCTCTATCTCTCAGGCTTGCCCGGGTTGTACTGCGGCAATCCGCAAATCTCTTAACCTCTACGACAGAAGGATGCAATACTCAGTATCCGGAAGGTTTATATGGCTATTAACGCTAAAATTGGCCGCTACAGTCGCTATTCCTTCCCTATCACCATCGTCAAGCCCGATATACTGCACCCTGGGAGCATAAAACCTGGCTTTGTTGCCGGCGGCGGTGCCTAAAAGAAAATCCAGCACCATCGTAGTATTGCCAAACCATTTCCCGTAAAAGTCATGGGTAGCTACAATATCCATTTCAGGATCATAAGATCCCACAACATTCGCGTCAGTAATCTTAAACAACTTGATCCCTCTATCATCATTAACATCTATACTCGGAGCTAAAACCGCTCCAACATCAAGTTCCAACTCACTCAATCTCGCCGCGTATTCATCAATCGAAAAAGAAGCGTTTAAAAACGCTGGCGGTACCGGCAGACTGCTTCCAAAATCAGCGCCCAGCAAAGCAACATCAGTAATCCCGGCTTCAACCCCCTGGAACTCGAAATTCATCATCGCCGGCTCTCCGGCCTTGAGATTAAATTTTAGATTGCCCCTGGCGCCTTTTAAAAGTTTTCGGACACCATCTTCATACGTGGCCATGGTAAGAGTTACCATGTCATCTTCATCACTTACTGGTTCGATTGCTCTTCCGGTCGCTGTTGGAGTAGAAGATGTGTCCGCTGTTGCTCCGGATGTTCCGCCTGTAATTTCTTC